TACAATACAATTGATATCAATTGTAATATCGCCGATAAGGATGCTTCAAAAATTAGTGTTTTTAGTGGGTGTTATTCTGGACAGGCTGCTAATAGATAAAGCCAAAGATGATAATGTAACTACAGCTTTTCTAAAGATGATTAAATATGGGATGATGTCCTTCTTTTTGTTAGGAACTTTATAAATGTTGAAACTGACTTCACTTGAATACAAATTCGTTAACATAAAACTAATGGTTTTTAGGAAATTTTTCAGCATTTAATAAGTATGCAAGGACTTGACACAGCATATAAATCAAATATGATGGCTTTTGCAAGAGATTTAATTGGATCAAAAATGGATGAAGAACTACCTTCTATAGAAAAGTTAATTGCAGAAAATAGAGAAAACAGCAGCATTAAAAATTACATGATGCCATATATTATTTATATAATAATAATGACAATAGAACAAAATTTACTAGGTACAACATTCTTTTCAGTATGTATATTAATATGTGATGTATCATTATCATTGATGAAGTTATTTGTAGATGCTATTTTTGAAAACAAAATGGATATTGTCCCTCACCAAAATGTAATTGTAAAATTATTGTCTTATCTAAACAAATTAACATTATCACATAAAGTCAGGAGATTAGTGAAACAATTATTCTATAAAAAATTCAGATACCCTACAATATGGCATCCACCACCTAGAAGATTTAGTGAGTATGATGACAGATGGAATTCAAAAATAGGAAAAACATTGAAAGCTGTAAATATACGTTACAATTTTCTGGTAGATCCTTTGGTGAACAAGAGAGAGACAGATATGCCTTCAAGAGCTGTATATAATATCAAACATGATTTTAAAATGCCAAAATATGTGCTAAAGGAAGATGCTAAAATGATACCATCAGACATGTCAGAGCAAGGTTTTGCAAATGCATTGGAAAAAAGATTATTCACTAGAGGAGAGAGCAGCACACCGGCCAGTGATGAGTTGTTATTAAATACAATGATAAAACTGTCTGATATATTAGTTCCTGTAGACATGCCTATGGAATATTGGGTAAGAAAGGCAATATCATCTGATGGTACAATTGGTGAATATGGCAAAAGAACAACAGGTGAAAAATTTTTAAAAACAAACAATATCTATCAGACCCCAGTTTTTTGGATGAAATATTCAGCCATAATAATAAATATAATGGCATCAGGTCATGACATTCCACAAGCAATGAGAATATACCAAATCTATATGAAAGATGAATTGTTAGAGAAGACAATTGATGAAATAACACGGTTTATAAAAATATGTAGACTTATGCAAGCACCACCATTTCCACTCAGATGCTGTGATGCAATTGCATGTGGCCCTTTTAATGAAGCAGTGGTAAGAACAAGATGGACAAGACCTTGGAAAATAGGAATGGATATAGTACAGGAGTTAGAACAATGTTTGAAACCTTGGGAACCAAATTTATTCCTTTTATTATCTGATATATCAGATTTTGATGGGTCTCAATCACCTTGTCAGTTAGACATGGGGAGGATAATGAGGCAGATTGTATACAAAAGAAATGGGTCCGAGAAATATCTAAAGTTGTTTGATTATTTGGACAAGAAGTATGAATACCTGATTGAACGTGTAATAAAATATAAAAGGATATTTCAAGCTATTATAACAGGAGCATTGCCATCAGGTGACAATGTAACATCAGATGACAACACTTGTAAGATGGGAGGAGCAATTGCTGCATTTGTAGATAAAACAGGCATAATACCTTATGATAAAGCAAATATGTATGGCAATTTGGCAGCAGCAGGTGATGATAGTAAAATAGAAATAACAGGTGAGCAGTTAAAAGAATGGAGTAAATCTAAAAAACTATTAGACTCTACTAATATGGATGACACAGTAGAAACAACAATGACTGACTGTGCAAGCAAATATAAGTTGTTTTTGA